AGTTCAATAAAAACAGATTAACAAAAAGGAGAAAATCAAAATGGCATTCACATCAGCAGGATTCCCTTCAGAATTGGTAAGGGATGTATTTGTAAAAGCACAGGGACATAGCTCACTCGCTAAGCTTTCCAAGCAGGCACCGCTTTCTTTCAGCGGTACAGACATCATGGTCTTCTCTCTCGATGGAGAAGTCAATCTCGTAGCCGAGGGAGCTGCAAAGGGACAGCATACAGGCGGCAATGCTGCTGTCAAGATGGTTCCTCTCAAGGTCGAGTATGGCCAGAGAGTATCGGACGAGTTTATTCGTTGCTCCGATGAGAAGAGACTTGAGTACATGAGAGCATTTACAGACGGTTTCGGAAAGAAGATCGCTCGTGGCCTTGATATCATGGCTCTCCATGGTGTAAACCCTGCGACAGGTTCCGCTTCCGCACTCATCGGCACCAACTCGCTCGACACCAACACGGATGTAACCGCAGTTACTTATGTTCCCGCAACACCTGATCCGGAGGGCAACATCAACACAGGCATCACAGCTCTTGGTGACTATGACTTTACAGGTCTCGCTATGGATAAAACTTTCGCTGGTGCTCTTGCAGCAGTTAAGGTCAACGGTATTCCTCAGTATCCTGAGCTCGCTTGGGGTGCAAATCCCGAGAGAATCAAGGGTGTAGCTTCCGATGTCAACTCCACAGTTTCCGCTGTTGCTAAGAAGCACGGTTATATGGGCGACTTCGAGAACTACTTCAGATGGGGCTATGCCGATATCATCAACTTCGAGGTAATCGAGTACGGTGATCCTGACAACAGCGGTCACGACCTCAAGGGATACAATCAGGTTTACCTCCGTGCTGAGGCTTGGTACGGTTGGGCAATCCTTGACGGTGAGGCTTTCGCAAGAATTGAGGAGGCTTGATGATGCGTTACCGTAACAAGATTACGGGAGCGATCATCGATGTTCCTTCCGAGGTAAAAGGCGGAAATTGGGAAAAGTTAGACGGCGGTAAGGCGGAGACACCTGCCGCCGTTTCTTCTTCCGAAGAGGTCGCAAAACCGACAAAGACACGAAGAACGAAGAAGTAAGAGGTGGACTATGGCAACAAACTATGCAACAGTAGCGGACATCGTAAGCCTCAAAAGACCGCTCACGGCATCCGAACAGGAGAGAGCGGAGGCATTGATACCCGTTATCAGTTCTTTAATAAGAATTGAAGCCAAGAAGGTCGGACGCAACTTCGATGAAATGATCGCAGACGACGAAGATCTTACAGAGGTCGCAAAGGGCGTAGTTTGTGATGTAGTTATGAGAGAGTTGAACACTCCTGGGACCCAGCTTCCTGCGACATCGTATAGTGAGTCGGCGGGCGGTGTCTCTCAATCATACAGTCTTCCGAACTCGAGCGGTTCGATTCGCTTATGGCCCTCTGATCTCAAGACTTTGGGTCTTAAGAGGCAACAGATTAGTGCCTTGAGTCTAATGAAGCCGAGGAAGGAGTGTTACTAATGCTCCCTTCTTTTTCAAAACAGACAATAACCATAATAAGACCCACGTTCGTAGACGAGCGCGGTTCTCTCGTCCCTGATTGGGATAACCCCGAGAAGATGATCGAGGTTGACGGGTGCTCCGTGCAACCTGCAACAACCTCATTATCACAAGATGGAAGAGTTCTCGGAATCTCTGACGGGTGGACGGCTTATCTTCCAGAGGGAGCGGATGTTCAAGCGGGAGATCATGTCATATATGACAGTGATACCTACGAGATCAACGGAGAGCCGAGGAAATGGACGGGGCCGATGCAGACCTCGCACATTCAGCTCAACCTCTTAAGATGGGAGGGTTGATATATGGCTTTAGAGCGAATCGAATGGAATAACCAAGGCTTTAGAGACCTTTTGCAATCCTCCGAGGTTGAGCAATTAGTGAGGGGTAAGGCGGAGACGATTGCCGACCGAGCGAACGCAGGCTTGTCGGAAGAGTCGGAAGGGTTCAGAGCACACAGTATCAAGGCAAGTTCTCGATATATCGCCTTTGCCGGGACTACCGACGAGGCATCCGTGAGAGCGGAATCCGAGAACAAAGTATTAAGCAGGGCGGTGGGCGTATGAATATCTTAATGAATATCGATATTGAGAATGTAATACGACTTGCTCTCAAAGACTACTTTACTATTTACTGTTTGCCGCTCCCGGAGAAGTTCAAGACTCCTTCGTTGCTCGTTCAGCGAGTCGGAGGCACGGAAGAAAACAGAATTGATACTTTCAGTATCACTCTCGATGCAAGAGCAAAGACCGGATCGGCGGCAGATGAATTGCTCCGTAAGGCTATCGGCGCTCTTAAAGAGATTGCAAATCAACAGACCACGGAGATTCGAGCTGTCACAGTCAATACGTCCGGCTCTTGGGGTAATGATCCCGTAAGACCCGACCTCGCCATGTGTACGGCAAGACTCGAGGTGGTCGCTCATCAAACCAAAACAACAATATAACGGAGGTAAACGCAAATGGCATCAAATGCAACGAAGTTAGGCGGTGGCTATGCTCTTGGAATGTTCTATCACGCACCCAAGGGAACGGCTCTTCCTTCTTATCCTTCCGAAGAACTCGCCGCAGCTTGGACGTTAGTCGGCGATGTTACAGAAGAGGGGATCACATGGCACACGGCTCGTGACTACGAGACGCTTAAGAACTGGGCGTTGAAGGTCAAGAGAGTAATGCCGGGAACAGACCCCGAGTCTGTCAAGGTTCCGATCATGGACACGACCGAGGAAGTCTTCAAGGTTATCTTTGGAGAGAATGCGGTTACGAAGATAGCGGCGGACACTACACACGGGAATGTTGTCAAGGTTGACACATCACCTTTGAACACTCCCGATGAGGAGGCTTATCTCTTCATCATGAAGGACGGCGATGACATGATCGCTCTCGGCTCGACAGGAGCATTTATTTCAGCAGTTGACGATGTAGAGTTCAAAGCTACCGATGGAATCACATGGAATGCGACTATCTCGGGCGACTTTGATCTCATCATGGACGACGGTCAGACAACATAATGATAAAGGAGTAAAACGATGGCAGAGGTTATTATCAAGAGAAAAGAACAGATTGATGTATTAAAGGCTACTATTGGGGATAAAACCTATTCTATCCCGTTGGCTTCAAGTCTTCCGTATGTGAAACTCAAGGCGATGAGGACGGATGATAAGGTCATCGAGTTTTTTAAAGAGTACATTCCCGAGGAAGTCTTTAATTCACTCGTCACGGATGAGGTCATGCAGCTTGTAAAGGCGTGGAACGATGCCACAGAGGCGGAGCAGGGTGCATCCGTGGGGGAATCGTAAGCCTCCGAAGGTTTATCGAAGACCATCGTGAGGCGATTCAGTATGACTTGATTACCTCTGCCGGGGTCGAGTTGAATGACATCGGAGGCTCCCTGACTTGGGGAGCCTTCGGTTCATTTATAAAGAATTTACCTACGAACTCGGCAACATATCAAGAACTACATCCCGAAGTGTCCGATTGGGGCACTCAATTAAGAACGAATATCATTCTTGCGGATATATACGACATACTTTCGCAGATTAACTTAAATATGATCGGAGGCTTCTCTCGTAAGAAGTCCCACAAGGCCAAACTCTATCCGAGACCTTGGAACAAAAAGAAGGATAGGAAGATAGGCAAAGGAGCCTTACCCAAAAATCAACTTCATGAATGGATAGAAAAGAAGAGGAAGGAGCGGAGGAATGGCAGGTAATATCGAACTCGCTCGTGCTTACGTTACCATCGTCCCCTCGATGCAGGGTGCAAGAGAAACCATCACCGAAGAATTAGGCGGTGCTGCGGAGTCCGCAGGAGGTTCGGCAGGTAGCAGAGCCGGGAGTGCCATGGTCGGCGCTCTCGGTGTAGCTGCAAGAGCGGGAGCGGCGGCGGTTAGTGCAGTTGCTACGGGAGTCGGTGCGATTACCACTCAAGCTGTCAACGCCTATGCGGAATATGAACAGCTTACGGGCGGTATTGAGACGCTCTACGGCGATGCTTCCGCAACTATGATGCAGTACGCACAAGAGGCAGCAACGGCTACGGGGCAAGATATGAACTCGTATATGGAGTCCGCTATTGCCACATCTGCCGCTATGATAAGTGCCGTTGAAGGAGACCAGGCAAGAGCCGCCGAGTTGACTAATATGTCGATGATCGATATGGCGGACAACGCCAACAAGCTCGGTACTGATATGGAGGCGGTACAAAACGCCTATCGTGGTTTCTCCCGTGGCAACTTTACCATGCTCGACAACCTCGCTCTCGGCTATGCTGGCACGAGAGAAGGTATGCAACAGCTCCTCAATGATGCTCAAGCCATAAGTGGCGTTGAGTACGATATAGATTCTTATTCCGACATCGTTGAAGCTATCCATGCAGTTCAAGAGGAGATGGGCATTGCCGGAACTACCGCAAACGAGGCAAGTGAGACTATATCAGGCTCGCTCGGTGCGGTTCAAGCTTCTTGGCAGAATCTCATCACCAACGTAGCAAACCCAGATGCAGACCTCAACTCTATGATCGACACGCTCATCAGTAATGTCGAAGTTGCCGCAGGAAACCTCGTTCCTATAATTTCAAACGCCCTCATGGGCATCAGTCAGGTCATCGTTCAGCTCGCGCCTATCATAGCCGCAGAACTGCCGACGCTAATCTCCAATATCGTCCCGCCCCTGCTGTCCGCAGCCGGAACGATCCTCGAAGCCCTGGGCTCTGGTATCATCGCCGCCTTGCCTACACTGGCACCCATAGCGGCGGACCTCATAGTCCAGCTCGTCGACTTCATAATTTCTAATCTCAGCCTGGTCGTAGAATCAGCGATTCAGATTATCTTAGCTGTGGTTAACGGTATCACAGACGCTCTTCCTCAGCTGATCCCTGCTGCGGTTTCAGCCGTAACCCAGATATGTGAGGCTTTGACGGAACCCGACACACTTCAGCAGTTGGTCCTTGCGTCTATTCAGCTTGTCATAGCTTTAGCTGAAGGTATTGTTGCGGCGCTTCCTGAGCTTATAGGCGGCGCGTCTGAGGTAGTCGAGAACCTGATCGAATATCTTGTTGAAAGAGCGCCCGAGGTAGGAGCTACGGCGCTTCAATGGGGCGCTGATCTCATTCAAAACCTTGTCGACGGTATCCTCGGCGGTATTGACTATGTTGAGGACGCTGTTTCTTCGGTGGCACAGTCAATCCGTGACTTCATAGGATTCTCAGAGCCCGAACGCGGACCGCTCTCTAATTTCCACACCTTCATGCCTGATATGTATGACTTACTTGAGCAGGGCGTTGAAGAAGGAGCGCCGGGATTCGAAGCTACACTCAATAGAAGCCTGTCGATGCCTATCATGGCGGAGGCTGGTTCTGTATCCGAGTATTCTCCCGAAGGTGATGTAAATGGCGGCAATATCGTCATTCCTGTCTACATCGGACAGCAGCAGCTTGACACGATCCTCGTGCGGTCCGAGCAGATGAGCATTTACAGACGCGGAGGTTAATCATGGGAGTCATCACATTAAAGATAAATAATCACACTCTGGAGCTCACGGATGATAAGTACACCGAGAGCTTTTCCGCAGTCGACTCATTGAGCACTTCCGAAGCCGGAACCACACTCCGCGCGGTCACGAGAACAGGCATCCCTTCGTTATCGGTCGCGTATAAGTGCGACGGAACAGAAAAGGCGAAGCTGGACGCGTTCAACAGAGCGTCAAGCATCTCATGCAAACGGTGGGATGAGGGAACGGCTCAGGAGATCACATGGGCTTGCTTTATGAGTAATTACTCTGCGGATCTGTTGGTGGAGACACCAACAGACCGTTTTTATAAGGTTTCTTTTAAATTGAACGATTTGGAGACTTGATATGTATCCGACAAGCAACGACTACAAGATCGCCGTCACAAAGAATGCCAGGGCTCACAAGCTGACAGGCACGGTGAACGGGCATAGCTTTGACGGCGGAGACGTAATAAAAAATACCTTTGTCGTCAAAAACCAGTTTTGCCCGGCGACAGCCATCCAGCTCGGCGGTGTCTATGTCGGAGAGCTTGACCTTACATTCACCAAGGCCTTTGCGGAGTCGCTCAATATACGCGGCTCATGGAAAGGTAAGACGATCGCGGCATCCATAGGAGTAGAGCTTGCCGGAGGCGCGTTCGAGTATATCCCGATGGGCGTATATACGATTGCAGACGCAAACTGGGTAGATGCAGGCCTTCAGATAGTCGCTTACGATGTCATGGGCGAACTTGACAAGGCGTTGACCTTTGACACCACTACGGGCACGATAGGCGACTTTCTCGCGCTGATAGCGCAGGAGTGCGATGTAGTCTTTGACATGACCGCTGAAGACATAGCAGCGCTCGTGAACAGCGACCAGGTACTAAGCATCTATCCGGGCAGCCCGATGGAGACCTTCAGAGATCTTCTGTCACAGCTTTGTATCGTATGCGCCTCTTATGCGACAGCTACCAGAGACGGCAAGCTGGTCATCAGACCTTTGCCGGATACAAGCACGAGCGTCAGGACCATTCCTGCGACCTTGAGATACTCGACTTCGTTCCGTGATTATACAAGCTTTTATACACAGCTCAATGTCACGAACATGGAGGATAATACTGTTTCCGCCTATGTGAACGACAATCCGAACGGTCTTATCATGGATATCGGCGGCAATCCGTTTTTGCAGTACGGCATCGACTCTGTCGTAGCCGCGCGAAGGCAGGCTATCATTGACGCTATTGAGCCGTTTGAGGCGACACCGTTCTCAGTGACTATCCTGCCCGATCCGTCGCTCGACCTGGGCGATGTGATCGAGTTCACGGGTGGCATAGGTCAGGGCGCTATCGGGTGCATCATGTCGATTACTTACAAGGTCGACAGCACGATCATCGAAGGCTACGGAGAGAACCCTGCTGCCGCAGGTGTATCGTCGCTCACGGATAAGGCTATTGCGGCGGCTGCTGGCTCAAACAAGGCGAATGAGCTGACATATTATACTTTCGTCAATGCTGAATCAAAAACGATAGGCACAAGCGAGGTATCTTTGTATAGCCTTCGTTTTTCGACAGCTCAAAGAACGACTGTTGAATGGTGGCATGAGATGAAAGTGCTTTCTGTTCTCGGCGGTGCGAGCAGTCAGGCTTTGACTTTGGCTTATTATCTTGACGATGAATTGATGGACTATGATCCTGCTGATACATGGAATATCAACGGGTATCACACTATTCATCTCGGAGGCTGGTTCGAGAATGTCGAGCCTTCCGTGTCTCATAAATTCGAGGTAAGAGCTGTTGTAAGCTCCGGGACAGCTTCAATCGGCATCGGTGATCTTCATGTACTTCTGAAGGGACAGGCGATGAACGCATCCGACAAGTTCGACGGCACGATCACTCTCACCGATGAGATCACGCCGTTCTTGCTCGGTCGCTTGATCGCTTCTCTTACGGAAAGCACGTTCACACTCGACTTGCACAGACCGATGGCTGTTACTGTCAACGATACAATCTATACCTACACGCTCGGCAGACTGATAGTGCCTTTGACCGAAACAGAGGCGAGGCTATCGGCAGAACAGGTTAGATATACGAGGATTACAGAGGATGAGGATTCTGTAAGAGTTACAGAAGATGGAGGAATACGATTAACGGAGGGTAACGCATGAGTGGTGTTTTAATGCTCAATAATAAGAATTACACGGCATCGGGTAATTTAAGGCTTGGAGGCGATGTGCAGGTCACAGAGCTTCTGTCCGATGGGGTTGTATCGACAGATTCGGATTATGCGACAGCTCCTTTGAGCCGATCTATCGCTGATGATGAGATTGCCATGATAAGAGTAAAAGATACTGTCAGCGGTGTTGACTACGAGGCTATTATCGGAATACAAGGCTCGCAGATAGGCACGGGTAAAGAACTTTACGTTAAGCTTCATCCAGAAACAAATAATGTCAGGGTTAGATTAACCAAAACAACAGTTGCTGTGAATGAGTATTCTGGTTCTTGGGTCTATATATATGCCGATGTGGTTGTAATATCGAATGAGAGCGATATTTTCAGATTTAACTAATAGGAGGATAAGATATGCCCGATAATAAAAGTATTTCACAGCTTACCACAGCAGAGCAGACCACATCGAGTGATTTGTTCGAGACTTCTATCCCGAACGGCTCGCTTGGCTATCTGTCAAGGAAGGTATCGCTTGACTCGATTGCCGATTATATAGGTAACGATCATCTATTTTCTTCCGATCTTCAGACCACGAATAAGACTCTGACAGGTGCTATCAACGAGGCGGCACAGTCTGGCGGTGGCGGTGCTTCTATCGAGGAAATGACACAGGCACAGTATGATGCTCTTACACCAGAGCAAAAAGCTGATGGTACATTGAGAGCCATTTCTGATGCGACAACCAGCATCAGCGACATTGACGATGTGAATGTATCATCTCCTGCTGATGGAGAGGTTCTCGCTTACGATGGTACATCGAGTAAGTGGGTGAATAGAGAGATTGAAGCCGATGCGGTAGCCTACAACAACGCGGCATCGGGACTTACTGCGACAGATGTAAATGCGGCGATTGATGAATTAGCTGAACTCGGTGCTTATGAAGCAGTCGGAACGACTTCAAGTAATCCCATAACCTGTGCTAATTCAACATATACCGAGTGCGTACATTTAACACTTGATAAAGGGTTATACCTGTTTATCGGTATGCTCAGTTTTCAATCAAACGCGACTGGTGTCAGAGGCATAAATATATCATCAGTCAGTGGAAATTCGGGATATGCCCCAACCCGTTTGATTGTAAATGCTTGTATAACGGGGGAAACAAGATTTCAGACTGTAAGTGTAATTAGAGTCGATAACAATTCGAGTAATTATTATCTGAATGCTTGGCAAACCAGCGGAGGCAATCTTAATGTGATTTTATCGAGCTTGTCAGCCGTAAAGATTGGAAGGTAAGGAGAATAAACAATGAATATAAGAACATTCTTCAGAAGATTAAAGAATCCCGAGTTAGACCTGATAGATTTCACGAATCTCGCCTACTTGGGGAAGAGACCAGTCTCTTTTCATGGTCATACCCAGATTGACCTTCTTCGTGATGGGAAGGTTGTTCATCGTATTGAGAAATCCAACACCATAACGGGGTGGGTTGGGAATGCTTTAAGCGCTGGCAATTTCTTCAATCAAGTTGCCACAGATAAGATTTATCCTTTGAGCCAATGGTTTTCGGGGTGCTATCTTACCGATTCCACGAATGATGCAAATCTTGCCATGATCGCAGGAAACTCAAATGTTGTAGCACAAGCGGGTAATGACGCATATTCAGGATTGAATTTGAAACGAGGCTCGTTTAATGCCGTTGAATCGGGGAGCGGTGTGAACAATGGCAAATGCTTCATCCGCAACGTGTGGGATTGGAACACATCCCAAGGTAACTGCGCACAGGGGCAGAGTATCGCTTCTGTTTGTCTTACCCGTGGAGAAATGGGAAAGATAGATCTCAACGACTCGATTACGGCTCTCGACATGGTAGCCTTCAATCCCTTGCTTGGATCATCTTCTTTTGCTTATCCACCTTTTCATGCCACGAACCCGGCGACGGGCAAAGTCTATTTCGTAGCTTATACATCGGGCGACACAAAGATCGTGGTCACGGAAAGGTTCACGAACACAAACAAGATTCATCTTCTCGGTGGTGTCGCAGGTGACATTGAGAGTGAATCCTATGAAGTTCCGATATCTGCGGCTATTCCTTCTTATTCAGTCACGAGGACATCAGTCAACCTCGATGCGGCTAACGGTATCCTGCACTTCTATACTTGGGCTACATCGGGATCGGGTTCTTCGCAGGTAACTACTCTGTATGACTATGCCATCGATACGGCTAATTTCACTTCGACTGTAACGGCTACGACATTGACTATACAGGGATGCCATTTCATTTCGGGATATGAATTCATTAGAGGGAATGTGATTCTCAACGACTGGAATGGTCACATCTGGGCGATGGCTGATGTCAACGGCACGACAAAGTTCGTGAGAGTGACGATCTCAAATCTCGATGTAGACGAGTATCCCGTCATACTTTCATCGAATGGCGAGTGGTGGCGAGACAATGCTGCTCCGTTCCTGTTGTTGAATAATGGCGACTGGATCAAGTATTCGGGTAATCAGAACAGGTCTCCGATGATCGCATGGTATTACCACAATGGCGAGATCACCTATATGGCGAATGCTTGGGACAGGAACCTCAATCAGTATTCCGCTGTCGATCTCGGCGGCGTGTTCCTTGAGTCCTATGGCTATAACAACACTGTTAGGGTTGCCGCTGGCTATCCTTATGTCAGCACAGTTAATAATCTTGAATCGGGTTCGGAAGTGAGAAAGACAAGCGATCTTTCGATGAAACTCACATACACGATCACGGAGGTATAACCATGAGTAACAAGACTTACGATATCATCCGCCTTATCGGCGAGATAGCGGTTCCTGTGATCGCGTTTCTGGCATCTCTTTGCGCTATATGGAATGTCCCCTACTGCGAGCAGATAACGGCTACACTGACCGCGATTGACACTCTGATCGGTGCGGTCATCATGATCCTGCGCTCCAAATACAACAAAGGAATTGAGCAAAAATGAACGAGATCCTCTTAGGCGCTGCCGTGACGCTGGTCACGGCTTCCGCGATCTGGGACTTTGTCAAGTTCCTGATAAGCAGGAAAGACGGCAAGGACACGGAACTGCGCGGCATCAAGAAGGCTATCGAGGTCTTATCCGATAAGGTCGACAGGAATCAGGCTATCCTTGCCCGGACTCATATCCTGCGCTTCGACGATGAGCTCATCAACGGCATCGAGCACTCGAAAGAATACTTCAGCCAGCAGATGCAGGACATAGATACCTATGAAGCTTACTGCAAAGCTCATCCCGACTTTCGGAATAACTATGCCGTGATAGCCTCCGAGCACATCAAGAAGACTTATGCCGAACTGTTAGAGAAAGGAGAATGGAGAAGATGAGCGTTATCGAAAAAGCGATCCAGTGGGCGGTCAGCATCGCTGCTGACAATTCCCACGGCTATGACCAGATACACAGATGGGGACCTGATTATGACTGCTCTTCTTTGGTCATCTCCGCATATCGTGCGGCAGGGCTCCCGTTGAAGGGTGCGACATACACCGGAAACATGAGAGCCGCATTCATCAAAAACGGCTTCAAGTCCATCCCATATAAGAAGGGGATGAGCCTGTTCCGCGGTGATGTCCTGCTGAATGAGAAGCATCACACCGCTCTCTATATCGGAGACGGCAAGATCGTGCAGGCATCCATTAACGAGAAGGGAAAGATCACAGGCGGCAAGACAGGCGATCAGACAGGCGGAGAGATAGCCGTCAGATCGTTCTACGAGTACAAATACGGCTGGGACTACATTCTCCGCTTTGTAGCAGCCGAACCAGATGACACGAGGTATATCGAAATGGAAGTTCCAAGATTGACCAAAGGAATGAGAAGGGCAGAAGTCGGCACCGTGCAGGTGCTTCTCAATGCGCTGGGCTATGCAGGTAAGAACGGGAGACCGCTCAAGATAGACTGCGACTACGGCGCGAACACTGAATATGCCGTGAGCCTGTTCCAGGCATCGAAGGGGCTTCCTTCTGACGGTATATGCGGCAAGCTGACTTGGCCTGCACTTATATCATCTAATTATCGCTGACAGGAGCGGTGTCAAGTTCATAGAATAACCTCCAATTTTTTACGACGCTGTTAAATTGCAATATGACCTCATTCCTTTCCGCTCCGGGGGTGAGGTCTTTTTATTTTGGTCAAAATCTTGGTCAAAATTAGTCCACAGCGGGCGGACTTTCGAAAAGCACTGTCCGTGGAAACCCCATAAAAAGGGCATTTTTCGGAACGTGTGCCGATACAGATACGGGTTCGAGCCCCGTATGCTCCACCATTAGAAACCTCGTAGCCGTAAGGGTTACGAGGCTTTTTTATTTTGCTTTGGTCAAATTTTGGTCAAATTCCTTGAAAGTCAGGTCGATTATCTCCGCGGTCTTCTTATGCTCGCCGTCAACCTCGTGACTGTATGTGCCGTATGTGTCCATGCTCTCGGAGTGTCCGATGTATTCCTTAATTGCTGATTCGCTGAGCTGGTCCTTCATCATGGAGACGAATGTATGACGGAAGGAGTACAGAGTGCCGGGCAGATTTCTCTCGAGCTTGAGCCTTGCCCATTGGTTGCGCATCGTGCACTGGTTCCCGTGGGATCCATCGACAGAGCAGAACACCCATTCTGTGTGCAGGTTCAGCTTCTCATTCCTCTCGATGATCTCATTTAAGATAGCGCGAGCAGTCGCTCCGATCGGGACCGTGCGCCGGGCGTTCTTATTCTTTCCGTCGGTGATGTAGTTCCGAGAGTTGACCGCTCTCCTGATCCTGACACAGTCCTGCTCAATATCCCCGATTTGAATGCCGAGGCACTCTGAAGGGCGGAGGCCGGTGATAGTCATGAAGCAAAAAGCCCTCCAATACCAAAGATCACACGGTTCGAACAGGCGAGCGATGTCTGACCGCTGGAGGATCTCGCGCTCGTTCCTGGCGTGACCTTTAGGAATGTAAAGCTCACCACGAGGAAGCTCACACTGATAGTCTGCATAGCCGAATTTGATGATCCCCATGAGTATCGCGCGAATATTGGAGAGCGTCTTATGCGACAGTGGCTCTCCTGACGCGCCACAGGCCCCGTTAATGACGCTCTGATAATCTCGGAGGGTTAGTTTGCACATCTTACGAGAAGCGAGCACAGGGCGCAAATAAAGGCGGATATAGCACTCGCTCTGTATGTATGAGCCGGAGGTCTTTCCGTTCCTGGCAATCAGGTCCTCGAGGTATTCATCAGCTACACGCCCGAAGGTCTTTTCTCCACTGGCTTCGTTATACAGCCAGTCGTTATATTTGCGCATGACTTCCTTGCGCCCTTTAGCTCCAGGAGTGGAGCAGGAGAAGGAGTGTGTCTTACCTTCTACCATCACGCGAATACGCCATCTTTTACCGTCCCATGTCGGTGTCATTCGTCATCCTCCTGCATAGATCTTAAATAATCGGCATAGCTTTTCAGTTTTGCGATATTCTCCGCATTGAGTCCGTCAGTGATAGAACTTGTGTCATGAAGCTCAATGACCGTGTCCATCAGTTTACCCGGTGTTGTATGAAGAGCTTTCGCCAGATCGGGCAGCTTCTCGATGGAAATGTTATTCTTGCCCTTTTCGATGGCGCTGATCGCAGCACGGCCAGCGAAGCCCGACTTCTTAGCGAGCTCTTCCTGAGACATACCTTCTGACTCTCTCAGCAGTCTGATATATGCGCCGAATCTCTGTAATCTCTCGTCCATATCCACAACTCCTTTTCTTTTATTATTGTATACGGCTTCGCACCATTTGACAATGATAAATTGACTTTTGTAAATTCACACTTGACACACAGAGACATCATTGGTACAGTTTAGGTGTCAACTGACACACGACATCAACGAAAGGAGGACATTCGATGACAAATTACGCAAAGTTGAGAGGAATGATGGTCGAGCGTGGCATGGAAGTCTCAAGACTCGCAAGTATTCTTGGAATATCGCGCCAGGCTATGTCAGACAAGATCAACGGAAGGTCGAAGATCTCTTTGCTCGATGCACAGAAGATCTCCGAAGCTCTTAACATGACCAAAGACGAGCGAGACATTATTTTTTTTAGCGAACTTGTCAAGTCGGAGGCGACATGAGAGCATCAGGCGGGCTATATCCGGCACTTGGCAGATATTTCTCCACGATGCGGGAGCTGGCAGATGCAGGATGTATGAGCCCCAGACGAGCACAGGACTGCTTGAGAGGTATTAAGCAGTTCACAACACAGGAGAAGGCAGCTATCACAAGAGCGATCAAGCTGAAGGAACTCAAAGTAAATGTCGAGGCTGCAGACCTCGACAAATACAAAAGAAAGGATAAGTAACAATGAATCTGATGTACATTTTCGGAATCGTGACAGTCCAGTTATTAACTACTCTCGGATTCCTCGGCATCTATTTTAACACAAAGTCCCAGATGAAAGCTATGGAAAAAGACCTCCGCAAGAAGTCTGCACAGGTCGAGAATCTCTCCCGTCGCGTATGGATACTTGAGCATCGTGATGCGGATAAGTCTGACCATATCGTCATCACTCACGAGGCTTCCGGCATTCGTTATCCGTCGCAGGAGGTGTGATATGAGCAAAAGAAAATACAGCTTCAGCGAAGCGGAGTGGGAAGGCCTCAAGTATAAGCATAAAGGGCTCTGGCAGATATTCAATTTGATGATGGAACATGAATATGCTGCCGAATGGAAGTTGAAGACAGAGGGCGCTTTGATTAGCAAAGCTTTGTCTCTCATTCCTTCTGTAGATGGAAGTGTTGATTCGGAGTTCTCTGACTTGTTTGCCGAGACTCTCTCAGACCTCAAAACCGAAGTTGCTGAGTGTAAGGCCGCTCGAGAGCGTTATGACGCTGAATATGTGACTATTCGAGAACGTTTAGAGGCCGAATATCAGGAAAAAACACGAGGTATTCCCGAGAGGGAAGAACGAGTTGCAAAAAGAGAACGTCAGGTAAGCGAAGACTCATTTTCTCTTACGGTGAAGAAGTCAGAACTCGCTGTACATGAAGCTCTGCTCCAAGAGTCTTTAAGAAACTACGAATTGAAGAAGAAGGAACTCGAACTTCTCGAGAAGAAGTTAAACGAAATCGAGTCCCCAGAACTTCGCGACAGAGTGCGCTTGAAGAATGAATTTCTCACAACGGTCGAGAGATTCGAGGACCAGTGGACTAATAAAGCTATCGTTTGGAGCGTAGGCGCGATTTTATCAGGAACTCAGGTTCCATCATTTAAGGGGGATAAGTAATGGCTTCACTCTACGAATTAACAGGCGACTATGCCAAGTTTGCAGAAATAGCACAGCAGGGCGATCTCGATGACGATATGCAGGCCATGCTTGACGGCGCTCTGGCCAACCTTGCAGACGATATCGAAGTCAAGCTTGAAGGTTATGCAAAGGTCATTAAGAACTTCGAGTCTGATATCGAAGGCTTAAAGAAGGAAGAGGACAGGCTCGCCGGAAAGCGCAAGACTCTCGAGAACAGAGTCAAGTCCATGAAGACAGCCATGTGCGCCGCGATGATTGCGACAGGCAAGCTGAAGGTCAAGGGTGATCTGTTCAGCTTCACTGTCAGGAATAACGCGCCTTCCGTGGTCATGGATACCTACTATGTTTACAACGTGCCGGAGAAGTATCTCATTCCCCAGGCGCCGAAGATAGACCGCAAGCTTCTCGCGGAAGATCTGAAGGACGGGGCAGACCTCGAAGGGATCGCGCATCTGGAAAGCTCACAGTCCATCTTAATCAAATGACCTACATTCCCGAATCACTGAAGGGCTACTTCGCGACTATGCAGGCCCTATCGAAAATCAAAATACCATCACAGGAGGTAAATGCAGATATGATTAATCTCACACGCGGCAAACGTCTCCGCGCTCTGGGTATCGTTCTCTACGGTCCCGAGGGCATCGGCAAGACTACGCTCGCATCACAGTTCCCGTCTCCCGTCTTCATTGACTTGGAGAGCGGCTCTGACACTCTCGATGTCGTTCGTGTAGATCCACCTGACAGCTTCAATGAACTGCTCACTCTCATGGATGAACTCAAGCACGAAGATTTCAAGACAGTGGTCATCGACACGGCAGACAAGCTTGAGCAGCTTATCACCGCTCACGTCCTTGCCGAGCACGATCTCAAGTCCATAGAAGATGCTGGATACGGCAAAGGCTACACCTATATAGCCGAATGCTTCACACGTTTCCTGCGCAAGTGCGGCGAACTCATCAATGTAGACATCAATGTGGTCATCGTGGCTCACGCCATGATGCGCAAGTTTGAACAGCCCGATGAAATGGGTGCCTATGACAGGTGGGAGCTCAAGCTCTCCAAGAAGGCCGCTCCGCTCGTCAAGGAATGGGCAGATATGGTCCTTTTCCTTAATTACAAGACAAGTGTCATCGAAGACTCAAAGACCAAGTCAAAGAAGGGCATCGGAGGCCGTCGCGTCATGTACACGACTCATCATCCGGCATGGGACGCAAAGAACCGCTTCGGGCTCCCTGATGAACTGGACATGACCTTTGACTCGATCTCTTCATGCTTTGCTAACGTGCCGGAGCATAAACCCTACTATCAGCGCGTCTCTGAAGGCTATGCGTCAGCAGGCATCACAGAAGAGCAGGTCATCCGCTGGATGTCTGTTCAAGATCCCACGATCACGGCCGAGTCCTTCAAGGACCTGCCGGATAAGTATCTCAGATTTATCGCAGATAACTGCGAAAAGTTAATTACAAAAATCAAAAATCAGGAGGAATCAACAAATGAGTGAAACGTACGATTGGAACAGCAAGGTACCGGCAAAGGTAGAGGAGAGGGAATTCCAGCTCCCTCCGATCGGAGAATATAACTTCATGGTCATGAGTGCAGAGAAGACATTCTCCAGCAACGGCAACCCGATGATTAAGGTCAGACTTGACCTTCAGGGCGCGGAAGGTTCGGTCTTCGACAATCTCGTAATATCAGACAAAATGATGTGGAAGTTGGTCACTTTCTTTGAGTCTATCGGTCTCAAGAAGAAGGGCGAGGAGCTCTCACTCTCCATCGGTGATGCAGCGGATAAGGCTGTCGGGCTTGAAGGTTTCTGCAAGATCAAGCATGAAACGTATAACGGCAAGGAGAGTGCGAAGGTCGACAAGTACCTCGTCCCGACTGATAAGAAGGCTGCAACCGCTCCCGTTCTCAATGAGGACGATATGCCTTTCAGGATTGACTGATGGATAGCAGACAGAACATCCTCGACGCACTCGACGCACTCAATCCCAGCCGTCTGACGTATAACGAATGGAAGGATGTGGGGATGGCTCTCAAGGCTGAGGGCTTTCCCTGCTCTGTCTGGGATTCTTGGTCATCGAGAGATTCCGATCGTTACCATTCGTACGAATGCGAGAAGAAGTGGAACACATTCAACGGTTCCGGCGTAAACGGGGGAACGATCGTCTATCTTGCGAAGCAGTACGGTGGCTACACTCCATCAAAGAAGTGGAGTTTTGATGACTATCTTCCGGCTGTTGCCGAAGGTGGGACTTATTACGAGGAAGTCATCGCTAAAGAAGCGAAAGAGGAAGAACCCTGGCAGATGGCCGTGCGCTATCTCGAGACGCTGTTCCACTCTGATGAGACGGTGAGCTATGTACACTCCTCTAAGTATGACGAAAAGAGGGATAAGTGGGTTCCCGCTGATGCCGGACACGTTCGCAAGGTGTCAGCTATCATCCGAGACCTCAAGAAGTATAAGAACCTCAACGATGCCTTCGGAACGATAAACCCCGAAGCAGGCGCGTGGATTCGCCATAACCCCACTACGGGCCCGAATAATAAGGATGTTACTCGATTCGAGCACGTTCTCGTGGAGTCGGACTCCATGCCTCTGGATGAGCAGAAGGCTTTCCTCGTTAATCAGAGACTTCCGATAGCAGCACTTCTCGAGTCAGGTGGTAAGTCTATCCATGCCATCGTGAAGATACAGGCCGAGAACGAGAACGAATACAAACAGCGAGTGAATTTCCTGTTTGACTTCCTCTCAAAGCATAATTTCCAAGTAGATGAGGCGAACAAGAACTCCGCGAGACTTTCGCGTATGCCGGGAGCCGAGAGGAATGGCAACATCCAGAAGCTCGTAGCGTTGAACATTGGCTGCGCGTCTTGGCTTGAGTGGATAGATCTCGTTAACGGCGTGAATGATGACCTCCCGGAGATCCATTCCGCGAGAGATATGTTCGAGAATCCCGTTCCCGAACCTCCGGCTATCATCGACGGTGTACTTCGTAAGGGAGCCAAGATGATATGCACAGGCGACTCCAAGAGCGGAAAGACGTGTCTTCTTATGAACCTCGCGATTTGTATTGCCGAAGGCTGGGAGTGGCTTGGTCATCATTGTATGCAGGGCAGAGTCCTTTACATCAATATGGAAGTTATGCAGTCCGACTTCGAGACGCGTTACAAGTCCATATATAAGGCCTATGAGAAGCCTGCTTCCGAAGAAGGCAAGAACAACTTCGATTGGTGGAACTTACGAGGCAAGGCAGAGCCATTGGATAAGCTCGCGCCGAAGATCATCAGACGATGCAGAAGTAAGAAGTATCTCGCGATCATCGTCGATCCGATCTATAAGGTACAGGGCGGTGATGAGAATTCAGCGGAAGCCATAGGTCGATTCTGCGCACTGTTTGACCAGATAGCAGAAGAGACAGGTGCGTCGATGATTTACGTTCATCATCACTCGAAAGGTTCTGCCGGAGGTAAGAAGGTTGCGGATCGAGGCTCGGGCTCGGGTGTCTTCTCCAGAGATGCCGACGCGATAATCGACTTCTCGTCTCTGGTATTGGATCCGAACGCAAAAGAGATGCTCGGAGCTCTGACAGGCAAGATTGGAGAGACACCGATTCCTTTAAGGCTTGAGATGGTCCTTCGCTCGTTCAAGTCTCCTGAGCCGCTCGATCTGTTCTTTGAGTTCCCGTTACACGTTGTTGACGAAGATAGAATTCTCGCAAGTGCAGCTATCGAAGGCTCGCTGGACGCAGGGCGACTCCTGTCAGGCAACAATCAGAGATCTGATTCAGATAAGAAGGCAATAGTCGACGCTTGCTTTGATGCAGTTGTTAGGAAAGACGGCCGAGCGAAGTTCTCAGATATGTATAACAGCCCGATTTGCGAAGTCACGGATCAGACTTTAAAGAAGTATATCTTCAAATTCCCGAAGGACTACAGGTTCGAAGACGGGTATGTGAGAAGGATATAAGAAAAATTCTCGGAGACAGGGAAACCCGAGTATCCGAGAAATTTCTCGGAGACAGATATATATAGTATTCATTCCGAATACTATCTTGACAATCTCTCTTAGGGCCGGGACAGGCCCGCCCTGAGAGAGATTCCCAAGTCAAGGCGACTGTCTCCGAGGGAAAGGTTCGAATATGTTAATAAGCGAATTGAACAACGAGACTGTCCGAGCTTGGGAAGTCATAAGCCGATCGGCTGACTATCGTTGCCCGGAATGCAAACAGCCGGTCATTCTGAAGAAGGGTGAATATAAGATTCCGCACTTTGCTCATAAGGTAAGCGATGGCTGTACTTATGGAGAAGGAATGACCGAAGCTCACTTAATAGCTCAGAAAGAGATCTTCACGATACTTCGAGGAGCCGGATACAAGTGCGAGATTGAATATAAGTTCAAGGGAAGACGAGCTGATGTCTATGTCGAGATCAAGGAGAAAAAGATCGTCTTCGAGATTCAGCACTCAAATATAAGCCCCGAAGAGATACTTGCCAGGAATCAGTTCTACTCGAAAGAGGGATGTTCGGTTATTTGGATCTTGACTGATGACTTCTATGGAAGATTGAAAGCTCTCGTCAATCCCGATAAGGGGATAAGGCTGTCACAGTGGCAGATCAGACTTAATGATATGTATGGCGCAATTTACGTTTGGCGCAATTCCAGCTTGGTAGCATATCAGTTCGAAAATGCAATCAGAGACGAAGAGTTCAATCCCATGACCAGGGAATATGAATACACTGGCGAATACCAGTTGAAGAAGACATTCGACAAGATCGGCTATGCGAAGATTGATCTCCTGTGGGGAATCAAGAACGGAATCCTGACGAGCTTCATGGAAGATCTCTATGCTACTTCGTGCTTTGGTCTCTCCCCGGAGAATGACTATGCTGCCGACTGGAAGAACCCGGACAAAAACTATTCATTCAACGATCCGATGTCGGTCGCAAGTTAAGGAGGATAAATGATTATTCAAGACCAGAAGTATTACAGAAATGCAGGGAGGCTCGTCTATAACGATACAGTCAAGAAGAATGTAGAGATTATGATGGCGACCTCCGATGCTCGAATCAAGATTCAGAAGGAAGGAATGAGCATGGATCCGTGGGACATTGTCAATACATTATCCGAGGAGATCATCTTTCCTGTTCTTGGTGACGAGGTCTTTAGGAACACGGTGAGGAAGATCATCGAGAATAGGAGGAAATCCAATGAAAGATGAACTAAAAAAGTGTGAAGCTCATCACGACTGCTTCGCTAACAGGGGACAGGGATGCTGCAGACTGCTGACCTCGACCGTCTTCCCGTCACGCGGTGGACGGTACGAGGGAGACCAGTGTCCCTTCTACAAGTCAGCTAAGCAGTTTGAGGAAGAGGCTGAAAGATATGCAGGCTGGAGGTGGCGCTGATGAGGATCTACATATCAGGACCGATAACAAACCATCTCGACACGGCTTATGTGCGATTCAGTTATGCCGAGATCCAGATCAAGGCGCTCGGACATAAGCCTGTCAACCCGTTCGCGATCGCGGGATATCTGCCTGATGACTTCAGTCATTCAGAGTTCATGCGCGTCGATACGGTCCTCATGGAGCTCTGTGACGGTGTCTACTTCATGGAGAACTGGCAGGAGTCGGAAGGATGCAGGATCGAGAGAGCCCGTGCCGAGGCGTGGGGACTGGCTATCTTTGACAAGATCAGCGAGATGGCAGATAGGAGGGACACATGAACAAAGTAACAACGCCTAACATGGCTTCTATTCTGGCTACACAGTGGTTCACAGAGACATTACAAAACGAAGTGGAGCGCCAGCACCTATCGAAGAAGGCTCTTGCACGTGTGGCTCATGTAGAACGTAAGACGATCTATGCCTGGATGAATGGAGTCAACTCTCCCAAGCTGGAGAATGTAGCGCAGATCTTTGCGGCTCTCGGCTATGACAGCATCACGATTCCGCTGAAGGAGGTACGCAAAGATGGATCGCAGGGATGACATCATAAAGATTCTTGAAAAATTGTCAGGCGGATATTCGTCTTATGAGATTTTCTCGGATTGGATTCGACTCATGGCCTTTTCTATCTCGAACAGCTTATCTCCTATTCACGATAAGTTATGGAACGACAGAGAAAGCTCATATCGAGAGACCATCTCGAAATACAAGGACAGAGAGAGGAAAATGCTTCAGGAGTGCTTCTCTCTCCTCGTGGAAACTCTCGAAGAGCCTTCCGATGTTCTTGGAGATGTCTTTATGAGGTCGGGAATGGGCAGTCAGTCAGCAGGACAGTTCTTTACTCCGTTTCACTTGAGTGTATTAACGGCACAGACGGGAATAGATGTCGAAGAACTCAAGAAGACTGATGACCTTATCCGCATGAATGAGCCTTCCTGCGGAGGTGGCGGAATGATTATTGCAACGGCGAAGGTCTTAAAAGAAGCCGGGATTGATTATCAGTCACGAATGAGGGTTATAGCTCAAGACCTCGACTGGAAAGGTGTCTATATGACCTATGTTCAAGTCAGTCTGCTGGGGATTCATGCTTGGTGCATACAAGGCGATTCACTTTCGAATTCCGCCTTAAAAGTTCCGAGGGAGAAGGTTCTTTATACACCTAAAGCAGCGGGGGTGTTGTTATGAAGGATGAACTCAAAGACAGATTGTTATTTACTCTGACTCCGTTCATGGCATCAGGAACAGCAAGCGACGTTTCCATGAAGCTCGACCTGATTCTCAAGGATTACGAGATAAGCAAGGCTGAAAACAGTGTAATCGTCTATGAAGGCAACAAAAACGAGATGATTCTTCAGAAGTTTCTTATGGCGAAGATCGCGAGAGGGTGCACGAAGAGGACTGTCAACTATTACAAGGCTTCTCTTTCGTATATCTTCGACAGGCTTAATAAGCCATACGATGAAGTGACGGCAGAAGACTTGAGAATATATCTCGCAGTCAGAGTGCAGATGGATAATGTCTCAAAAACGACCGCGAACAATGAACGAAGGAATCTGTCGGCCTTTTACGGATGGCTTCAGACAGAAGAGATTCTGCTCAAGAACCCTATGAAGAAGATTGAAGCTATCAAAGAGACAAAGAAGAAGAAACAAGCCTTTACCCAGATGGAGATTGAGAAGATTCGTTATTCCTGCTGCACCTGTCGAGAAGAAGCGATTATCGAACTGCTTTTATCAACATGGGCTCGTGTGTCAGAGATAGCACAGATCAGGCTTGATGAGATTCGAGATAATGAGATTCTTGTTCATGGCAAGGGCGATAAGGACAGAGTTGTATATCTTAACGCTCGCGCAAGGTTGGCTCTTGATCGGTACTTGATGGAGAGGAAGGACAAAAACCCGTATCTGTTTGCAAGGTCGAAGCACGCCGGAGATGTCGGATCATGGTACATCGAGAAACGGCTGAAGCGTGCCGAGATGAAAAAATGGTATATCTCTCCTGAGTTGGTTAATGAAACCGATCACATCGAGACATCGACTATCGAGCAGATTGTTAAGAAAATCGGCAAAAAGGCTCAAGTTGATAATGTTCATCCTCACAGGTTTAGAAGAACAGGAGCAACTAACGCCCTCCGATCAGGTATGCCGCTGATAACAGTTTCAAAACTTTTAGGTCATGTGAATATTGGAACTACTCAAATTTATTTGGATATATCCGATAAGGAAATGGAGAGTGCACATGAAAAATACGTTGTTTAAGGAGGACAAGACATGAGGATATTCTTTGAACTTCCCGAGAACCCGAAGGGGACAGCCCAGATGAAGGGGACTTCGTTCCAGGGCGGCAAGATCCATCACTATGAGAAGAAGGAGATCCGTGAACTGCGCGCTCTGTATCATCACGAGATATTCAAGTTCTTTTACACGAACAAGATGCAGATCCCTCACTTTGACGATGCGGTGTACTTCTCTGTGACTTTCACCTATGCGATCAAGGATAAGAAGAGGTGGGGACAGCCGAAGACCAGCCGCCCGGACGCGGATAACATCGTCAAGCTGCTGCTTGATGTCTGCACTGATCTTCAGATGTGGGCGGATGATGCCGTTGTTGCTGATCTTCATGTTCGTAAGCTCTGGGGAGATAAGCCTGCCGTCAGAATCACGATCGAGCCTTTGGAGGTGATAAAGACTTATGAATCTGTATGAATTCAAGCAGGAGCTTTTCGTTATCCGCGAGAACAGACGCGTGATGCGGTCCCTGAGGCAGTCACTCGCGACACTTCAAGAGGATATGCTGACATCCGTCTTCTCCGGCGCGATCGACTACTCGAAGGAAAGAGTTCAGCATCAGTCAGATCCCGACAGTGCGATCATTAACGCGATCATGCTGACGGAGAAGGAAAAGGAACGGCTGCGCAATCAGCTCGCGGAGCTTCAGGAAGAGAACGCGGAACTTGAAAAGCTGATCTATTCGATGAGAGGTGTCGGTGCGGAGGTAGTCAGGCTCTACTTCATAGAAGGTAAGACGATGATAGATATCGCGAAAAGGCTCGGCTACCACCGCGACACCTGCTATGAGAAATGGAACAACACGATCAAGGATATGCTGGAGGTTTACGAAAATGGCAAAGATTAAGTGCTACTTATGCGGAAAGGTCTTCGACGAGAAGAATCTGATCTATACAAAAGACCCTGATGAGCTGATGTGTCCGATGTGCGGTGCAAGGGAGCCGGGGTTCGAGGAGGTGAAAGAAAATGACACGCTTAATTGATGCTGATAAATTATATCCCGACTGTATGACTAAAAATGAAACTTTGGCTATAAGTCAAAGTCAGATAGCTAATGCACCGACAGTTGAAAGACTGACAGAGTTTGAATTGATTAAACGAGCCATTTTAATACTGTGTCGAAACATCAGACCTGACGGAGATATTGGATATTTTGATTGGGAAGACAGATGCAAGATGCAAGATATTTATCACGAATTAGTGAAGCAGGAGGTAGAAGATGCAAAGGATGAATAACGATTTAATCAGCCGTGAGGCTTTGAAAAAGTCTATGCGTAAGAGCATAAACGAGAGATATATCAGTTGGACTAAAACTATCACAGTTGCGGATATAGCGACCTTGATATTTGATGAAATTGAATATGCCCCGACAGTTGATACTACATTCAAAGAGGTTGTTGCTTACGAGTGCGGTCAGAAATCAGTTGAAAGACCGCAAGGCGAGTGGATAGAACACTATGACAGTTCAGACGGTTTTACTTGGCTTACTTGTTCACGATGTATGTGTAAAGCCTATGAAGATGATTATAATTTCTGTCCTAACTGTGGAGCAGATATGAGGAAGGAGGGAAGAGAATGAGCGGTTATTATAAGCCTTTAACACCTAAATTCCGCATGGAAATAGATAACAGCATTGATGACATGATGAGAGAATTATCGGAATGTCGCCCAAATTCATTGGTGCAGATTCATATGGATGCACTTGACGCATTGAGGTATGTGATTAACAAATTGCCCGACGGATATTTAATGCCGATGAAAGGAGGCAGAGAATGAAGATACTTTTACAGTTCAGTCCGGGTTTCAATTGCGAAGAGCGCGAGGCTATAAGAAATCGCATCGTTCGTGAACTTCGCGAGGACGGTGTCGCAACCGTGCCTTCGTTTTGCAGAATCTATGTTGTCGAGAAAGATGCGGAGGTGTCAAATGACGATTCTTAAAATCTTCATATCAACGATCATAGCTATCAACTGCTTATCCGTCAAGGCTATGGAGCCGATGGAGCCGTGGGAACGGGTGAATATGACAGAGGATGAGTTCGTTCTCATATCGTCAGTCGTAGAAGCAGAGTCTAACCGCGATCCCGAGAACATAGAAGGCCGCACGATGATAGCCGTCTGCATCCTTAATCGTGTCCGAGACAGTCGCTTCCCTGACACCGTCACGGGAGTCCTGACAGCTCCGGGACAGTTCTCCACAGTGCGCGGCGGTCATTCCGTGACCAGCAGGACAGAGCTGTCCGATCAGGCGGTCATTGAGGCTTACAACTGGATCGAGCAGGGCGATGCGCCCGAGGTCTTATATTTCAACTGTCGATCTTTTTTCTCCGGCATTGAACCTTATGCCTGCATCGGAAATAATTACTTCTCATGTGACGGAGGTATTCGTTAAAGTGAGCATCCAGCTATTTACAGTTTATGACCGCATCCACAAAAGGACCTATCACATAGCGGTCAAAGAGCAGGAAGGTGTCAATCCCAGCAAGGAAGCGCAGTCATGTCTCGCGGCAAGCGAAGAAATAACCAAATGGCAAACCATGACCGATGAGGAGTATCGGGATTGGAAAAAGTCGCTTTGATTGAATTTCCCGACACTTTCCGACAAACATCTGTGATATCGTATATCTGTAAATCTATGAAACAAACATAGGTGTCTCCAGATCTGACCGCTTCCGATAAGGGAGCGGTTTTCTTATGGAAGAAAAGGGGTGAGATCTTGAAGACAAAAA